TGAGCCAGCTATCGTAAAGTTGGTTCCAGCAGTATTGCTCGTACCGGCAACGACGGACTGGACGGATAGCGTCTGGGCTACTGGCGATGCTGCGTTTGCGTTTCCTAATTGCAAACTCGCATTTCCAATAACGGTTAAATACTGAGTGTACTGACCTTGGTCAAGACGCAAAACGATTGAAGCATGAATGCCAGCATAATTGTCTTGTAACGTCAAAGTATTATTTGTGGAAGAAAGATATGCACTTCCATTAGCAACCCAAGAAAAACCAGGGGTGTTAGAAAATCCTGTAGGTAATGTATATCCAGCAATACCACCTCCAGTTGCAGGTAATGCAACAAGAGATTGAGTTGATGTATTAATAACTTTAAATTTACTTGTCCCACCAATTTGCAAATCCACCAATGCTGAATAACCAGAACTAGCTGTATTTGTGATATTCAACAAAGCGCCGGTCATTACTAATTGAATAGTACCCGCATTGGTTTGTGATGCCGACGCGCTATTTGCATAACTAACGCTAGTCGTTGTTGATGCAGTAACAACAAAAATTCCATTGTATGAACTTGGAGTGACTCCGGTTACGGAAATGGTTGCTCCAACAGGCAATGCAGTTGATTGAGTCGCAAACGTAAGAGTAGATACCGTTCCCGTACCGCTGGCACCAGTTGTCGTAATTCCCGACGCGTTCCAAGTCTGCGTCATGTTCAACACGGGGTTGCTGGTTGTTACCGTACCGCCGCCAAGCGTCAGGGCTTTATTGGTGTTATCCCAAACAAGGTTGCTTGACTCTTGTAGCACTGACCCCGTATCGAACATGATCTGACCGGCTGCGCCGCCTGATGTGGGGCTGGTATTAACAATCAACCCGCCTGTCACCCATGAGGTCACACCCGATCCGTTTGTAGATAACAACTGACCTGCGCTACCGCTAGATGTCGGTAGCGTCATTGTCCACGCAACCGTCGAACTGTTGGACGACTGAACGGTCGTTGCATAGGTGGAGTTTGTATTGGTAAGTATCAATGAACCCTGAACGCTACCTTGGGTACCTGTCGTCAAAGCACCCGTGACGGCCAAGCTCGTACCCGTGGCGGCACCAATAACAGGCGTGGTCAGGGTGGGGCTGGTCGCAAGGACAACATTGCCTGATCCCGTGGTCGCAAGATTTCCAAGCGTTCCACCGGCGTTGTATAGGATGTAGCCGCCCGTGCCACTAACGACGGAAGTAGAACCAACCGTCAGTTTGTTCAAGTACGAACTAATAGCCACAGCGGGTAGCGTGATAAACACGTCTTTTGTACCCGCGCTGAACGGCACCAGATTGTTGCTATTAGACGAAGCGTAGACCGTAGTACGGGCAAGCGTTGCAGAACTTAGTGTATAAGTGCCTAGCCCAACTTCCCATTCACCCGTTGATTGACCGGCAATCGTGTAATAGCAAGTATTACCGTTACCAATAACGGAAAAAGATTGAAAGCCCGTTTCAGCCCCACCGAGGGAAATTGACCCCGTTCCGGTGGTTGTCGTGGATTCTTTAACACGATCTGCGTATACAAGCGACATGATTTACACCTTACTGAATCTGGATAATCGCCGTACTCGCAGCCGCCGTGGGGAACTGAACGGTAAAGTTACCTGCCGTTGATGAAACAGTACCACCAAACGACAAAACGCATACCGAACGGTTACCTTGTGAACTGTTATAGATCATGGCACCCGACGACGAGATGGTCGCGGTAGACCACGTGGTGTTGCTGAAACTCAACCATGCAGTCGTAGCCGGTGACGCACCGGACGATGGGGCGTTGGAGATCACGAGCGTGTTGCCACCTGCCGTGTATCCAGTACCCGTCGTTTCATCCGAGTTGCCGGTCATGTTACTGTAGTTAGTCGTGGTAGCACTGTATGTGCCGGTCACGGTGCCTTGGAACAGCGCCATCTTGAACGTATCAGCCGTGTTGGCTGACCGAGCAGGGTTGGTCGTTGAAAAGTTATGATAAGCATCAAGGAGTTCAACCTTGAAGCTTGTCGCCATCGCTTGGGTAATACCGGCCATGTTTAGATGCTCCTGATAATTTTAGCTAGGCCACCTTGGCCTTTGAGTTCAAGTTGTGTGCAAATGGTATTGCGCTCTTCTCGCTGAGCCTGTGCAAAGGCTTCAACAAGCAGTTGGCGAATGTTTTCTTTGAAGGCACGGGCCTGTTCAATGATCGCAGGATGGCTGTTCTGGCCGACGTATAGAATCTTATCTACCGTCATGTCAGCCATTTCTTCTGGATTAAAACCACGATTGTCAGTCGCAAAGACTTTCACGTTGCCAACGAATGCCCCGCCGCTCGCTTGTAGACTCATGGTACCGGTACCCTTGTTTGACCACTACGGTAAGCATCACGACGATCTTTACCATCCCCGAGGATCTTGAGCAGACCAAGTGACTCTTGATACTTCTGGTCGTATTGCTGGGCCAGATCCTGTTCACCCTTCAAGTAGAGATACGCTTCACGAAGCGACCCGTACAGAAGAACAGTTTCAAAGTTATCCCCAACCCATGACGACCCAGCGGTCACAATCGACTCCGGGTAATAATAGTAGTGAAGCTCTACCCCGTAGTTTACATCAGGCGTCGGCCCCAGTAAGTAAACATATGGCTGGAATTGCGCGTAGTACTGGGGTTGAGCCTGATACCCAGAGGCCGGGAACGACTCACGGATGAAGTTCACGTCCTTATCCAGCAAGTACAAATAGTTACTGCTGGGGCTACCGTAGGTAAACACGGCGACGGAGAACGCAGCCAAATAATCACTAGGCAACGACAAGTACGAGTTACCGGCGCTGATGGTGCCGGTGACGTTCTTGCGGATCGCAGGAAGCTGGACGGAGTTGTAGATCCGCTCTTCAGCTTGCTGGATAAAATTCGGGATGTTCTGGATGAACGACGGTTCAGTCGTTTCGCAGTAATCCTGAATCGCCTGTGATAGCTGCGAGAAGTTCATCAGTCTTCATCCGGGTGGAACTTGCGACCCTTGGTAGCAGCACCATACCCACGGATGTCCATGAGCTTCTTCTTTTTGGTGCCAGTCGGGTAGCGACCTTTGACCATGATGTCGTTCATGTCAATGCCTTCATCCGGATACCCAGTATCCTTCTGACGCCCCGGCTTCCACGTGTTGGCTACAGGCTGAGCGTAATCGCCCATCTTCTGCTTGCCCCACTCAGGGAACTTGTAATCCTGCCACTTGTTAGTCATTACCGTCCCCTCGCGCTCCCGCGCTGGTTCAACGCTCGGGACATGTTACGCCCGAACTTCTTACGATCCATCGAAGTAGGGCCACCCTTCTTCGTGGAGTCACTGTGTCCCTGATAGGGATTCTTACCCTGCTTGCTGTCGTGCATCATACTTCTCCCGGCGTAACCGCCGCTATTTCACCCAAGTAACCTGTAGTCGTCAGATACGTCACACTAACTTCCGTATTCACCGGCCCTGTCGCCGTCACCGTGCCAATAGCCCCACGGGCTACCAGATCGTTCTGAACCCCGCCACCCGGATTCACGGCGCTGTTTGTTGGCCCTGATCCGTTCATCGTGCTGCTGAACAGGGAGGTGTTGTACCCCACTGGATTCCAGCCCCACTGAATCACTCGACTGCCGCCGTCGCCACCAACCGCACCGGTAGGCGTGTAGTAGCTCACGTCCGGTCGCGGTTCGCGCACAGCTTGCGGATCGTTGACTGGATAAAGCCCAAGCTGCAACTGCGGCTGATCCGGTTCCCAGCATTCGGGGCAAACCTTGATCGTGACGTTCTTGGTCTTGATGACCAAGTTTTTCAGATCGGTTAGCTTGTACCGAAACCCACATCGGTCACACTCCGCAATCGCATTTTTGCCAGAAGCAAACCGACTAGGCACGGATCACCTGTAACCTATGAAGGTCTCACGTGGTACGAACCGAATCGCTGCCTTTTCCCTATCCTCGTCAGCCGCAAGCTGCCAAGTTTCCTGATACTGCTGTTTGAGCATCGCAGTGCGTTGCTCAGCGCCGGGGATCTTGACAGACAACATATACGCCAAACCCGCAACCATCGCGGGTAAGAATCTAAACGGGATGTCTTCGCCATTGACGCCAGTTCCTACATCGTACATACGACGTAGACGCCAATACACAAACGTGTACTGCGTACTGGGATCGGGCGAAGGCCACACGTTGATCTGTGGGTATTGAACCGTACCATCGGCGTTAGTAGCACCCGACTGTCGATTGATCCAGACCTGAATAGGACGCCCTTGGGCGTTCTTGTTCGGGATCATCGCGTAGGTGCTTACCGAGATACGGGTAATGTTGATGTCCTGTTGGGTGTTACCCGAACCAGTACGGATCACCTGATCCAACAGATCCACGGTATCCACAGGCAGGTCGTAGGTAATTACCCCTGTCTGAAGAACTATTTCACCTTGGTCAACCGTCCACAGGTTGATACCTTGGTTGGCCCATTCAAGTACTAGAAGACTAAGAGAACGGCGGGCGGTACGAAGATCGTAACCCGTTCGCATCTCTGCACCACATCGTTCAAACGCTTCTTCAGCAATAGTGTTGAAATCGAGGTTGAACGTCGAAGTGTTGGTCGTCGTCAGTGGTACTGGATAGCTCATCGGATTTTACCGCCCCCACATTTGCGAGCAACAGCAGCGTTATCCACTAAATTCGGGTAGGGCCGACCAGCAGCCTTTGCCCTAGCTTTAGCGGTATTCATCTGCTTATCGCTCAAGTGTTTGGTCTTGCGACCTTTAGGCTTTTCCTTATCCCAGAAAGGCTTAACCTTACCGCCACCGGCATATACCTTCACGGGGACGTTGGCATCTCTCCGCTTAATCAGCCTTGGCTGTTTAGACGGACTGATGATCCCCATCCCACGTGAAGGCATCATGACTTACTTACCGTGCATGTGCTTACGGACATGCTCGTGGTGCGGCATGTGCGTATGGACGTGACCGCCATCCTTGTGATGGTGGGTATGCGGGGTCATGTGTTCCGGGTGATGCTTCGGGGCGTGATGCTTCGGATGCCCACCCACGTGACCACCATGCTTCATATGATGCTTCATCTCAAATCTCCTTATCAATATTTACAACGAGTTTTGCCACGACTGGCTATTCCATCTGCTCTACTAGATGCGGAACTAACGTGACCGCCACGAGCCATCTTAACCATTGGCTTCTTAGGTTTGATCTTGCCACCTTTTTTGTAGACCGAACCTGTTGATAATCTTTGTTTAGCTTGCATTTGTTTGATAAAGCTGTCTATCGCCGCCTGATTCGGGGAAGGCGCAGTTTCTGCGCTTCCAGCAGCCTGTGCACCTTGTCGGTTCTTCCACATGCGCTCGGCGAAGTCACGACCTTTGCGCCACTTGTCCATCATCCCAGCGCCACGGTCAAGGTTGGCAATGCGACCCGCACCAGCAACGTCCGTTGCGCCTTCGGAACCGCCGAAGCCCATAGCTTCGATAGCTGGAGCGCCTAGTGCAGCTGCACCAAGCCCTAGCCCAGCGCCGCCAGCCGCACCGGCTGCTAGCAAGCGACCAAACTGCTTTTCATTCTCAAGCGCAGCCGCTTTGGCCTGTGCCACGGATGGACGTGAGCTGGCATACGCCGCCATATCAGGGTCAAGATACTGACCACCAGCACCACGGGCGCTAGTTGAAGCGACATCTGGACGACTGCCCATCGTGGTAACTTCCGGAGGAGCAGCGCGAGCAGCAAGGGCGGCTTTATTTCTAGCTTCCAACGTCGGGTCAGCAGCGTACTGCTGGCCTTTGTAGGAGAAAGTCTTGTCACCAAGCTGTTTCGCAAGCTGATACGCCTTACCGAACGACATCGAGTCGTAGTCTGGCGTAATGTTTTGCGGCATTGACAGGGTAGACATGTCTACCCCGCCGCCATCATCAAAATGACGCTTCATCCGTTTGTTGGATTTCGGCATCCGTTTAATTTTGGTGTGCTTCTTAGTCATTTAGCAAACCTTGTACTTGGACTTGCCCTTAGACTCAATACCGCCGCCGCGAGCGTGATGACTACCAACATGACCGCCACGAGCCATCTTGACGACCTTACCCTTGGTGTGGCCTTTCTTCTCGGCACCATCCGGGTTAGCTCGCTTCTTGCCGCCGATCATCTTTTCGACTTCGGGCTTCTTGCTGATACGCTCACCATGCGACTCGGACATGTCGTGATGCTTGACAGCGCCACCGTGAGCATAGTGGTGGTGATGGTGGTGATGAGAAGTCTTGGCGTGGTGATGATGGATCGTACCACCATGCGCCATCGCCCCCGGCATACCGGGAGGGCCACCGGGGCCAGCCGCCATCGGGCCAGCACCAGCACTGGGAGGTGGCCCCATCATTGCTGCCAGAGCAGCGGGATTGATACGAGGCTTACGAGCGGCACCCATGCCACCCCTCGCCATATGCTTGGTATGTTTCATTGGCCCACCTTTTTTGTAACCCATAGCTTTATGCTCCGCACGTTCATGATCCAAAATTTCCTTTGGCGCATGACCGCGCTTCAGGGCTTTCATTTCTTCTTTGGCAATCGACTTCGTTTCCTTAGCTTTGCCTTTAAGTTCATTCGGTTTCACGTGACCGCCTTTTTTATAAGTTTGACGAGCAACGGGCATTGCACCCATAGGGTTCATGCCAACCATTGGACGTTGCATAGGATTATTGACCATAGGATTGGGGCCAAACGAAGGACGCGCCATCGGAGGCATACCAGCCATTTGCCCCTGCATACCGGGCGGCATGGGACTATTGCCAGCCATCGGAGGCATCATGGGACGACCTCCATATAAACCAGCGTTGGGAATGTTAATCCCACCATCTGCAAATTTACGCTTCACGCTACCACCTCGTTTATGTTCATTTCTAGCGTTGCTGCTAACTAGTGCATCAGCAGTTTGTTTAGCCATTCCTGTACCAAGAAGAAGGGATGGGTCATTCTTGGTTGCCTCAATAGCATCGCGTGCTTGTTGCTTGACATCTTCCCAATAACCCTTCAACTTGTCTGCAATACCGCCTTCACCAAACTTCCTGCCTTTGTCAGCATCAGTAAAATGCTTCCCCACTTTCTGGGGAATTCCAACCCGTTTGGCGGCTTTGGGGTTATGAGCCACCATCGCCATCAGGTTGTGTTGCTTTTTACTTACGCTTGGCATGTTAACAATTCCATGCTTTTAACGACAACGCCTTACGGGTTGGTCGTCCCTTTTCATCTTTCATTGCCCCCGGCATCCCTGACATTCTGGCGCAAAAAGATTTACGCCTAGCCGCGTCCTTCTTGGTCTTGGGATGCGGGGCCGGGGCTTTAAGGTTCATGCCTTGTTTCTTGGCAGACGCACGACCTTTGGCATTCAACCCACCGTTGGGGTTCTTGCCTTCCTTACGCTGCCATGCAGGAGATTTAGCCATCACGCCACCGGGGTTGCAGTGATCGCTGCAACCGCCGCCTGTGCTGTTTTAATAGCGGCCAACGCTTCATGGCGCTGCGGCAAGCGAATCAGTATGGATAACATCTGGTTGGCAATGCTGGCATTAACTTGCGCTTCGGTAGGAACGACCGATTCGCCCTTTTGATTCTTGGTCGTACCAGTCGCTGTAAACGCATTCATGATGCGCGTCCAGTCTGCGTCAGCGATGGTGTAGCTGAATGCAGTACCGTTGAGATTAACGCTAAAAGTAGCCATCAAATTCTCCTAGCCAATATACCAATGCGTACCATCTGACCAAACTGGAACAGTATGTGTACTGCCACCTGCAATAATGGCTCCAAAATTACCAGCGGCAGCGACTGTTGAATCACTTACAAAAGCTCTAGCGCCAGCCGCTGCTGTGGGAAGCGTGGCGACTGTTAAAACACCAGTAGCAACAGGGACTCCGTTAACGTAATAACCCGTTGCGTTGATGGTGCCAACTCCTTGATCTCCACCCGTTGCTCCAGTCATGCTAAGACCGTTGGTGAGCGACATCGTGGTCGTCGTCATTGTGGGGTCTGACCCCGTATTGAATGACAACGTAGGATAAGCGCCTATGTTGGTAAATAATCCGTGGTTGTATCCGAAAAAATTTGCGTTATTCGGAACGTCATTTATGTGAAATGAACAACTTGACGATTGCGCTTCCGCATCTAAAGAAACAAGCCCGTTGACGTAATAACCCGTTGCGTTGATGGTGCCTTGACCTTTTGCCCCACCAGTAGTATTAGACGTATAAATACCCGTACCATCAAATAACTCAATGGCGGTAACCCCATCGCCCAAAAATAAACCATACAGTGACTGAGAAGAATCACCACTGTAAAGTAAAAATGTGTTGCTGGTATTCCAATCGTTAATGGAAAATCCCGAATACCAAGTACTGCTATCGCTGACAGAGATGCCAAATGTGTAATTGTCGGATGCAATAAGTTGTTGTGAAAACCCAGAAACAGAATCTGGAAGCAAACTAAGCGCCGCATCCGTGATTGGATAAATGCCGCTAAATGGAGGCTGTGTAATCGTTTCAACTGCCCCACCGAATGCGGTTGACGGAGCGGGTACGTTATATGTTTTGTTTGTAGAGTTATACGTCATCGACGCGCCGCCAAGCACACCGCTGTCGTTAAACTGCATCTGACCATTAGTACCAGCAGGAATCGCACCGCCAATCGGGCCAGCGACTCCGGGGTATTGGATCTGGATGTTGTAATTACTCATTAGGTCATCACCACTGAAATAATAAACTGTGGGCTGATCGAAAGAGGCGGGTAGTCAACCGTGCTAGGCCATGACCAGATCGTAGACCCGGAAACCGTAACCGTATCCAACGTGGCGTTAGATGAGTACAGCGTTTGCAAAGTACCGTTGCTATCCACGAATTGCAGCGATGTAAAAAAGTTTTTAGGCAACGTACCAAGCAATTCCAATAGCCAAACGCCATTCGCAGCGTATGAATTACCCTGATAGGCAATCAAAAGTATTATTGCGCCATTGAACGTCGGAGGGTCAGCAGAAGCCACGTTGCCATTCTGATAACCTTCAATAAACCCAGACGGGTACGGTGGAGAGAATGGTTCAAGCCCACTGCCAGAATAGCCCCAGAACGAGTAAGGCAACGTCTGCGGAGCTACTGTTACGCGCGGGTTGACGGTGAACAGGCCACCAAACATCTTGGCTTGGAAACTGCCCTGTATGATGAACAAGTCGTAACTGTATTCACCATCAGGCAACGACGCCGTATTCGCGGCGGAAATCGCTAACTGAATCGTACCTGCCGCACCACCCAACGTAATTTGTCCATCAGCCGTGGACAACGAATAGACAACGGTGGGGGTCACACCACCGTTGTACGTCGGCGAGTTCCTGATCTGCATCAAGGCTGAATAGCCCGTCAGGTTGATAAGCCCCGCATCGTCGTAGCACGTGGCTGACAACGAGAACGAAGCCCCCTGATCGCACTGAATGTTCAGTGCGGCAGCGGAACTTTGGTAGACGGCTGTCACGGCACTATCCGTAGAAGAACGTCACCGAAGCCACACCAGTCAGAGTCACATACGGAGGGCCGCTAAATACGACACCTTCACCGGGGATGAGAACCATCCCGTTACCCGAGTTGGCGGCGGTGGGGGTGTCGAACTGAATCAACGTAGGCCCAGTAGACCCGCCGTCTGTGAACAAGACTGACCCCGCAGTTGCACCTGACACGTAATACACCGCTTTGACGCGAGTGCGTGTACCACCAACGCCACTGGATCCAGTGGCGTTCATGTAGTAACTTTTTACATCAGTTTGCATCATGTCAATGCTCCCTGAGTATTACGGGCCGGTGTTATACGTAGGAACAGTCGTACCGTCAGACTGACGTACCATGTAGGCAAGATAGATAACACCCGCGCCAGCGGTCGCCGTACCACCAATCGTGTACGTAACCTGCGCATCAGCCGTGCCGACGTTGGTTACAAACCCCATCGCGCCAGAGGTTGAAGCGACAGTCATGATCGAAGACCCAAGCGAGCTTAGCGAAAGGGCCGTGGTAAACGCCGTGCCGTTGCCCGAGAGGGTCAGCGTCGGGGTAGTACCCGTCCATGCAGTCGTGGTGTAGAACTGCGCCAGCGTAATGAACGCACCGGCAGGGAGCCAGAACGCAGTCGAAGGTGCCGCGTCCGTGTAAAGAATTGGCTTAAGCTGGGCAACGATGGTCGTACCCATGTTGCGAACCGTACCAGCGGTAGTACCCGTCGTGCTTCGGACGGTGCCGAGCTGCCACGGGCCTAAATGCGATGCAATACCCATTGAAAATACTCCTTATGCACAAGACCGTCATACCATCGGTGCATCGTCTGCTAGGTCAGTTGGTATGACTCGAAACCCTAGTAGTATCGTTATACACCATTTTACATAATCAAAAAAGAGGCCACCCGAAGGTGGCCTCCTCTACTACCCTATCAGGTAGAACCCGCCGAACCGAAGGTGCCGAGCGGATCCGACCAGCCGAAGCTATAACGCTCGCGGCTCTTGTACCGGACGTTGCCGGTGTCGAAATCGCCGTCCATCGAATTCTGGAGCGGGGTACGAACAAACATCTTCAGACCATTAGGCACGTCCGTGATGAGGAACCAAGCATTTGGATCCGTCAGGAAGTGGTTGATCTTGTAGCCTTCCGGAATCGACCCCATCGCCTTGAGGGCGTTGATGTCGTTGTCGGTCGTGCCAACGCGCAGTTCAGTGTCAAGCAGACGCTTGGCAACGAACATGAGCTGCGGAGGAACGATCAGCTTCCGAGGCTTGGCGGCAATGAGCAGCCCACGTTCATCCGTCCACTGGGAGATCTGAATGACCGCCGCTTCAAGCGAGGTCTCGTTCAAGTCAGCCTGTGTCGTGAAGGTGTTGCTGTTGGTACCACCAGAGACGAGCGGGTGAGCCGTCGAATACAGCGGCTGTCCGTCACCGCCCGTGTAGGTGGTGCTGAAGCCGTTGTTGATGATCGACGCGCCCTTGACCTGCTTCGTGTACGCCATCGCACGGGCGAGCGCCTTCGTATAACGCTTGCTGAGTGAGTCATACAGGTTGTCTTCAACCGCTTCTTCCGTGATGGAGAAGCCGAGAGCGATGGTCTCGTGGTTGTAACGAGCAGTCCAAGCTTCCTGCGCATTGTCATACGCAATCGCTTGGCCTTCGTTCTTCACCGGGGCCGCGCTGAAGCCCGAAAGCTTCGTCTCTTCTTCAAAGGAACGCTCGGAACTTTCGATCTCGAAAATTTCCTTATGTTCCTCACCGTAGGTTGCATACTCCAGACCGAACAAAGCGTTCAAGCCGGGGAGCAGTTCCTTAAGTAGCTGTGCTCTTGAAATAGCCATTTAAAATGCTCCCTTAAACGCCAGTGGAGTTCGTGTAGCTGTGGTACGTATCCGTCCACGTTACAAGAACTTCTGGATAACCAAAGAACGAAATCGCATTACCCGAAGTACCCGTGATCGACGCCGAAGCGACGAACGTGGTGCTGTTGGTAATGGACGAAACAGTCGTACCCGCCGCGACACCCGTACCGGAGATGTTCATGCCGACATAAATGCCGGTCGTGGACGCAACGGTCTGAGTAGTGCTGGTCGCCGTAGCCGTGATCGTCGTCGCAGCAGACAGGGCCGTCTCTGGGACAAACTGAACGATACGGAACGGGCTGGCAGTGGAGAGCGTAAGGTTGGACGTTGTGCTGCCGCACACACCCGCCGACGAATCGCCAGTAAGCGGTACCGTTGCCGAGTAGTTGGACACGATCTGCACGTTCGAGCCGAGGAACGCTGGGCCAAACGCCGCAATCGTCGTGCTGCTCGCTGAAGCGTTGTTGGCAACCGCAACGACCTTGAACACCGCGAACGGGTCATCAAGGACGTAGCCCGTCACACCGGTCGTGGACGAAGCACTCACCGAAGTGACCGCCGTCGTACCGCCAACCCAGTTGTTGAAACGGTTCAGGCCATAGATCGGGCCACCCGAGGTTGCGTACTCGCAACCAAGGAACACGCCAATCGTACCAGCAACCGCCGCCTGAGAAGTGCCGGGGGTAGAAATAGCGGTTTTAATCAACGTACCGTCAGCCGAATTGATCTGAACAATGTCACCATTGTTCAAGTTAGACGCATATCCGTTGGCGATGGGAACCATACGGGTAGAACCCGCAAAGACCCGACCACCAATGAGGTTATACGGCTTAAACCCGTAAGGGCTTGAGATTACCGGATAAGTCATTGAAGTCTCCTAAAAGACAAAAATTATTTAGTGCCACGACCGAACGTCGTGCTGGATCGCTTCTCTTGGAAGAGAGGCATCCGCTCGTCGTTCTGTTTCATGAAGTTATTGTCCACGGCAGACATCTGATTGTTGGCTTGCGCGTTGTAATAATCGCTGCGCTGCTTCATCAGAGACTTGGGTGCCTTGCACAACAACAAACCTCCAATCTCAATGTTGTCCTTGTAACGACTATTGGGATTGGATTCCTGCATCAACTCAGGATAGTCGGCGGCTTTCACCGGCTCCCATCCCTCTCTAAACTTCGCAGGTGCATTGGTTGGGTCAGCGTTCCCCATCAACGACACTCTGATATACCGATGAACATGGTCAGGGTGTTTGCTCGCATCAGGCATCGGAAGCGTTTCTGGTGGCTTCCAAGTCATGACACGTTCATCCGTCTGACGATTATCCAACTCACGAGTAATACGATTCTCAGCCATTGTTGTTCTCCAATTTCATTTGCTCACGTGCATACGCCTCGGGCGACACACCAAGCTTCTTTGCGATTGCAGCCTGAGAGGCTGTGATACGGACTTGTCGCGGTGCTGTAGACCGCGAAGCTGGCGCAACAACAGTGGTCGATTTGCGCGGTGCCGGGGTTTCCGGTTCCGTGAGTTGAGATTGCGCTTCCCCAAAATATTCGGGAAACCGCTTCTTCATCGTCAAATCAATCTGGCGATAATAGTCGTCAGGCTGAGTGCGGGGATCCACCCCGGATCGAACCAATTTTTCATGCAAACCTAACGCGAGGGCGGTCATTTCCTCATCGGCACCGAACCAAGTGTTCCTCTGACGCCATGATTCCGCACGGCTATCAGGCTGAACTCGGGGTGCCTGTTGGGCTTGTTGTTGCTGTTGTACTCTCGAATCGTCCTCCTGTAAAGAGGGTCTAAACTGTTGATACTCACGGAGTTTCAGTTTGGCGTCGGTCAACGCCTCCTGCGCTTCGGTAATCCGGTCAGCATCCCCAGTCTCGTAAGCTCGCTTCAAGGCTTCCTTGGCAACTGTAACTTCGGTCGTTGCGGCCTTGGTTACCTCGTTGATAAAGACTTTTTCACCCTGTCCAACACGCTGCTTAAGCTGTTGATTTTCCTGATGAACCCGCTGAGCGTAGGCTAAAGCTTCTTCTCGCTCACGGGAGGCGCGCTCCTTCTCACGGCGCTCATCGTGCCAGACTTTCTTCATCTGGCTGAGACGCTGCTTTACCTTGTCGCTGTAGGCGCTGAGATCATCTTTATCTAGCTCTTCAACGATCTGCGGGGGCAGCGGGGTACGGTTGCGGTCTTCCGGTGGGGTATCGTCCACCACCTCGATAGCAACCTCGTCGGTCTCCGGGGTAGCTTCCGCTTTCGGTTGCTCATCCGGGAACTTGTATTCTTCTAATGCCATGTGAACTCCTTAAACGCGATTGATGCCGCGAGGGTCTTCAACGACCCCTTCCACGGTGTCATCGTTGATGATTCGCCACTCGGTACCGTGGATCTTCAAACGGGTACCTGAGTACGCACGGACGAGGATGAAGTCCCCAACCTTGCACCACGGG